TAGATGTGAAAATTATACCTTTTATGTATCAAGCAAAGAAATACATAAAAGACTAAACATTGTTTTGCCGTCTTATAAAAAGAAACCGTGTCTCAACCTAAATAATTACAAACGAATAAGTATCTTTATCTATAACAAGATACTTCAGTTTATTAGTAAATAGAAAGTGTTCGTGCGCTTGCATCGGTTGCCTTGATATAACGCGGCATCCAAAAATAGGGTATAATAGACCCGCAATCCTTATAGTGGTATTCAAACTCGGAACGATAACATTTTTGTTCTGTTGTTTTTGGACTGTTATGAAGATATAAACTTTCAATTGACTCCTCACACCTTACATTTTCTTGTATAATTTGATACCATGACTTTTTAAGACCACTCACTCCATCGCTAAAGGCTTCCTTCTTCCTATACAGAATCTCGTCAGGAAGAAGAAACGGGTCATAATTTTTTATAATATCTCTGATAAGATACTTTTCTTGTTTTTCGTTTATTGAATGGCATCGCTCTGTCTCGGCAAGACTTAGATAGGCCTCTACAAACTTCCGATCTAAATAAGGTGTTCTTCCTTCTAGGCCGTGACTTGAAATGGACTTGTCGCTTCTCAAGACATCAAAGTAATGAATATTCTCCAACAACCTCACACATTCTTTATCAAACTCGGTAGAGTCGGGACATTTATGAAAATACAAGTAACCGCCCATGAGTTCATCTGCTCCGTCTCCGTTTAGAATCACCTTTGCATCGCTGTGTTCCTTGATATATTTAGCAACATTCCAATTGCCTACACTGGCTCTTACGGTAGTTGTATCATAACTTTCAATATCAACAATTACATTTGGAATAGAGGTTAAAAATTCTTCTTCTGTAGAAATAATTTGGGTATGTTTGCTTCCAATATGGTCAGCCACCATTTTTGAATACTTTAGGTCTTCGGAATCCTCTAGGCCAATACTAAATGTCTCAATATCTTTTCCGGTCATAAGCTTGTAGTATCGCGCGGCAATGGCCGAGACAATACTGCTGTCTAGTCCTCCAGAGAGGAGACACGCAACCGGTCTATCTGAAATTTCAATCCTTTTTACAACTGCGTCAACCAGCGCAGTATAGACGGCCGAGTGACATACGGACTCGGTAAAATAAAAGGGCTTATGACATTGGAAATATTTGGTCATGTATACCTGATTATAAATACCATTGACCACCTTATATTTAGAATAATGTCCAGGAGTAAATTGTATTAAATTATTAAGAGGTAAACACTTCATAGGTTCAATATCAGAACAAAAGCAAATGTTTTTATTTACATGGTTTACATACAAAGGCCTTACTCCAAATGGGTCTCTTGCAATAAAAATGCTATCTTCTTCTTTATCATAAATAACAAAGGAAAACTCGCCGTCAAGTTCTTGTACGCATTTTTCCTTTAAAAGATCATATAGAAGAAGAATAACCTCACAGTCGCTTTTAGTGGAAACCTTAAGGTTATACTTTTCAATAAGACTCTTATAATTGAAGATTTCGCCATTACAAACAAGAATGTATTCTTTATAATGCATGGGCTGGCCTGAGGCATTATCAGTTCCATTAATCGCTAGTCTATGAAACCCCAAATAATTATGGTTTATAATCTCTAGCACCGAACCCTCTGGACCTCTCTTTTGACCTCTTTTAAAATAGGCATATATATTAACATTTATTCTAGGTCCAAATAAGGCAAAAATACCACACATGAAAAGATATAAATGTATATCTTTAATTTATTATAATATATAAATGAAAAGAATATTTATTTTCATTCTACTTCTCATCATTGTCTTTTTTTCAATTAGAAATTCGCAAATAACAACCTAAACAAATTTATAGATATAGGATATAATGGATTATGAAAATGAACTAAATAAACGTTTAGAATCAAGATACATTCCTTCTGCTCAATTACAACCTTTATTTGACGTGAGGTCTGTTGCAACAAGATATACCCATTTTAAAACACACGAGACGCCTATAAAACCTGAATTACATAATTATGCGGATTATTCACAACAGACCGTTTTCAATCCTGGCAGCAGAGCTCCGGTTGATTATTTTTTTAAATCTGTAGACGTAGAATCAACATTGCGTTCACAGTTTATGGCTCTCCAAAAATCAAACCAGGCTGTATACGTGCCCGAGACATCAAGCGACCTTTATAATTATAACTCGTATGATAATAGAGATTTATTTGCCGAAGTAAAGCTTCCATCTAGGAAAACAATTCCCGAAAAAAATCTATTTAACAACATGACTCGTTTGGATATTAGAAAATAATACATCCTATATTTTAATGTATTATAGCACAATTTGTAAAACATCCAAAAAGGAGTATACGAAAGAAGATATCACTTATAATAAAAAGGACATCATTTTTATTTTTAATAAAATGATCGCGGAAGATGCCGAGACAAAATATCCGGATTATGAAACCTATAAAGCTATTTTTCAAACGTTTGCATTTGATATTATAGAAAAAAATAATATTTTAAATTACAAATTTCAAGAACACGTCTCTCAACCCTTTATAGAAAATGATAAAAAACTACTGTTAAGACCTAAAAACAAAACAATAATGGATATGTTTTGTAAGGTTGAAAAAATATAATATTATTATAATGAAAACGTTTAAAAAACTTAATTGTCATCCAAGAAAAACCAAGAAACGCGAGACTTGTTATGATGACAATGAATTGGTCATGTTAAAAGAAGATTGGAATAAACAAAAACCGACACATCAAATTGTTGCAGTAGACCCTAAAGATATTTGGAGCGAATTAAAAAATAAATTGGCGGATTGTCCGCAGGAATTATGCTGGATAGATAAAATAGTAAAGGATAAGTCTTTAAAGCATAAGTTATATAATAATTTTGCACCAAAGACGCAAGAATCGTGGAATACAAATAGTAATGAATGGCTAGATAGCAATGACATAAAAAATGTCTTACAGCAGTATAAAGAACATTATAAACACTTTACCTATTTAGGTCCTTCGCCCATGGATTTTGATAAAAAAATAAGAGGGGTTTGCGTTTGGCCTGAAATATGCAAGTTTTCTTTGAAGGAACAATTAAAAAAGGGCGTCACAAAAATAGGTGTCGCATTAAATATAGACAAACATACAGAAGACGGGTCACATTGGGTCGGCATGTTTATTGATTTAAAACAAAGGTATGTCTTTTATTTTGATTCAAGCGACGGACCTATACCTAAAGAGGTGAACGCATTTACGAATAAAATAGTAGAACAAGCCAAGGCTTTAAAAATAAGATTAAAAAAATACAACAACAAAGGAATGAAACACCAAGAAGGATTATCTGAATGTGGAATGTATGTTCTGTATTTTATTATCAATTTATTAGAAAACACTAAAAAAGTAGATGATTTCAGAAAAACTAGAATACCCGATGAAGAAATTGCCGCATTTAGGACAATCTATTTTAATAAAATATAAACATTTACCCTTTATTTATTAAAATGAACACCACACAAAATAAGGCGTCTCTTTGGAAATCTTGTGTTGAACAAGGTATATTTGATAATATACCTTCTTCCTATCAACCTCAAATCCAGGGATTATTTGAATCAATGATTAGACAGTTTAATAATGAAGGTCTTGAGCTATCTAAAGCAAATCAAATATTTTTAAGGGATTTCAAAATAGAATTAACGAAGTTAACAAACACTCCTATTCCTACAAAAACATTTGAAGAAACAAATAACGAATATAATAAATTATTTCAGCCAGAAAAGCCTGAAAAGATAGACTTTAATAAGGAAATGGACACGCCTTTAAAGGATATTGAGAAATTGTTGAAGGAAAAAGCCGACCAACGATTACTAGAAAGTCAAACCTATTTCAAGGATGTGAGAACCGAGACCATTGTAGAACCCGAACCTTCCGATACAATACAAATCCCGAAAAATCCTATACAAACTTCTTTTCCTCAAAGTATCCAGATTCCACAAAGTATCCAGATTCCACAAATTCCTGATAAGACAGATGAATTAATTAAAATGATGAAACAAAATCAAAAAATATTATCGGGTATTTTAGAATCACAAATTAAGATCATTGAACTATTACAGAAAAAATATGGTATTATAT